CGAACGGAATCTCAAATGCGATCATCCAGTAGTAGATTAGTTCAGCCGTAATGACATCTCTACTTCTTGGAGCTCCCGGTGGCTCGTTGAACCAGGTGGCAGTCATCTTGGCGTCGATGTATTCGTTGATCGCTTCGACGTTCTCCTCCGAGAGCTTGTTCCAAACGTCTTCTGGTACATCTGTCGTCACCGTCATGATCTTGATGTAGTCGAGAACCTCGTCGATCGATTTCTCGGCTGCACCCAAGAACGGCTTTTCGTGTTTGGACTCCCATTTTGACAGTGAGACCAGAGAATGCTCTAGCTCCAACGTCACGTTGCCCTCCATTACAAACTCCCGAGAGCTTTCATCAAACATTTCAACGCCTGGAACTACAATCGTGAGCATCCTCCGGCCTCCTGTCAGGGGAGAGAGAGTTACTTAGAGTTTAGGGGCCAGCAAAGAGCGCGATAACAGCATCCGGAGTTGGAAGTGCTGCCTCGGTTGCTCCATTACCGTACAGCAGAGCCTCGAGTGCAAGGAGATCTGCTGAGTCGACCGCAGTGGAATCGACAACGATCAGTGAAGTCGGCTTGTGACCCGTCACTGGCACAGGAATCGAAGTGACTTCCCAGCTGAACGAGATCGCTTCCGGCGAATCGTTGATCGTCGCATAGGCCTTCTCCGACGGAGCGGCCGTGCATCCGTACACGAGGTGTAGCTTGTAGCCGAAATCGGCTCCCTCGACGTCGTTTCCGACCTTTGTCCGATACGACAAGCCGAACTGCTTCCTGGTCTGCTGGCCAACGGCTACTCCCTCGGAGGGAACAAACGTGCCGTCGCATTCGGCGAACTCGTCCGGATACGTGAATGCCTCGATCGTTCCACCGAACTCCTCGACCGAGTACAGGTTCAGGTACTTGATGTTGTCCGCATACTGCGGATTGGATTCTGCCCCAGAGGGAGACTCCGTGACAGTCGTGAGACCATTCCAAGCAAATCCGGTATTGTAAACGCCAGCTGCATCCGGCAGATACAAGACACCATGGTCTACACCGACTTCGTAGAGGCGATCACCAACTTCGTCCCATGTCAGCGGTGCCATTTGTTTCCTTTCGCTTAGAAGAAGACGTTATAAACGTCATGATTGAGATTATCAACCGTATAAAATCGATTAAATAGGGTCATAGGCATTGCTGCAACTTTTTCTGGAATCTCACTATCAGGATCTTGATCGATGACTGTAACCTGATACCTTTTTGTGTGATTATAAGGTTTGTCATCCGCAAATTTAGTGTCTGCGAAATCACGCTTGTAGATAATACAGGGATAAACCAGCTTAATGTTCGTTGGCGGCTGGAAATATACATTGTCTGCAAACGTTTCAAGGAGTTGGTGTAACTGTAGGCGTTGGCCCATTGTACACCTCCCCCAATCTCAGCAGAAGTCGGGGACTCTGCACTTCGACGCTATCAACCGTCCACAAAGCCCCCGACCATTCCACATAACGAATGGCAAAGAAATGTTCATTGGCATATGCATCGGCTACAATGCTGATCGAGTTTTGTACACTAAGATCAAGATTGAGATTCTCTCCTTGGCGAAGATTTCGAGCATTCCGGACAACATCTCCGAAATATTCACGCTCAACAATCTCGTCAACCCATACACCAGGGTTCTTTTCTACCGATTCTCCATAACCGATACGACCAAAGAATCTTGCCATGGGAACCTACCTTACGGCTTCTTCGTGAGCACCAAAGCCGAGCGGATCTTGGTGAGAGCCCCAGAAATGCGGGTCTCGTACAGGTACTTGTACTGGTTGTAGTCGATGTCGAAGTCGTCGAAGAAGTTGATCTCTCCACCCTTGTCAGCGCCAACCGTATAGTCCTTCAGGTTGACGACGATTCCGAGAAGATCCTCCTCCTGCTCCATGACCTCGACGTACTGGATGTCGGAAACGCCCATCTCGCCAGCGAGCTCGTCCTTGCTGTGGTACATGCGACGTCCCATACCATCCTTGGTCAGGAGGAGAGACGTGATGAACGGCAAGGTCGTGTACAGAGTCGGTGAACCTGAGCCCTTGTACAAGCCCATGTTGGTGATCAGTGCATCGACGACTTCGCCTGGGCTCGAGTTTGCGTCCGAGAGATCGACCTCGACCTTTGCCGCGTAGAGATCGTCGTCACTCATGATCGAGCGGACACCAGCACCCTCGCTGGCACCAGCAGGATCCTTGATCTTGTCCACACTGGCGACATCGCGTCCGTCACCAATGAGAATTGCACGTGCGATTTCCTCGTCGAGCATGAGGCGCATCTCGGCCTTCAGCCAAGCGACAACGTCGAAATCCGTGATGTCCACGATATCGTCACGATCCAACTGCTGCTTCTTGTAGATCGTGGATGGTGTCGTGACACGCTTGACCAATCCGAAGAACTCTTCCTTCTTCAGATTACCCTTGATGTAGCCCAGCGCACGGGCCTCGTCCTGGGTGATGTCAGCGACGATCGACTTGATTCGAGAAAATGGGGAGTGCCTCGTACCGTTGATAACGCCGGAGACCCACTCGACTCGACGACTGTCGAACTCGGGAGTGTCCGCGATGGTACGAGCGTCCGGGAACAGAATGTCGATGTCTTCGATACCGTGCTTCAGTGCGTACTCTTCCACCGCATGCTTCAGCGAACCGGATTTCTGCGCCTCTTCGACGATCCCATTAATGGCATCATGGCTCAGAAGGGGGCGCTTCTTCCTACCATTCTGCTCCTCGAAGACATTACGAGTCATGCGCACTCCTTCTTCTTTATTTTCATCATGGACTAGTTCTGACTTAGACTCCTCTTCCGAGGTTGTTGACTCCTCTTCACTCTCTTCACTCGACTGCTTCATCTCGGCTCCAGCCATCTGAAGCGCAGAACCGATCATGTAGTGAACGACAGTCTGTTGCTCAGGAGTCATCGCATCGTAAATTTCCTGAACCGTTGGATCCTCAGCGGAATGCTCGACCTTCTTCTCTTCGGTCTCTTCCTTCTCTTCGGTCTCTTCCTTCTCTTCGGTCTCTTCCGTTGACTCGCCATCGGCATGATGCAGTTCCAAACCGGTGTAGATAATCGCTTCATCCTCCAACGTCACCAGCTCGCCATCGGAGTGCGCGAGAGTTACGTTGTCGATAAGGGCGCCGGGGTTCGCGCCAGAGAGAACCAGACTCACTTCACGAATGAAGCCGTGCAAAACCTGCTTCGACTTCTCTGTGAGCTGGTTGGCATAGATGGACAACGACTTGATGTCCTTGTGCTGAACCAGAGTTAGTGCGTTCTTCGCCTGATCGGTTCCGTTGAAGAAACCGTAGGCATAGACGCCATCGCTGCGGTTCTCAAGAACAGCGTGTCCCAATACGTTGCTGGGCTCATTGTGACCATGCTGCCAGACCAAGGGGACAATCTCTTTATCCTGATGCTTGAACGCGTCTGGCGTAATCGTTCGGCCATCTGAGCATTTAAGACCAGCCTTCGTGGCGTAGCCGCTGAAGTCAGGCTTAGCCTCTGCTCCCATTTTGAACCTTCTTTCCCAGTGTTGGATCAGTCGCGTCTGAGGTCGGTACCAAGTTGAGGACTTGCTTGTCGACTGGCGTATCGCTTCCTTGCGGCATGTTACTGTTCATCAGCTTGTCAGCCTTGGGGTCCGGATGCGGAGCCATGCCAACAACTTGGCGCATCTCGTTCGACGTCATGATCTCATTACGAGTAAACTTGTCGGCAATCTCAGCAATATTTTCGATTGGAACCAGACGAAACGGATCTCTGAAGAACGCAACCGTCTGCTTTTGTGTTCGAGCAGTTTTTGTCAAGAAGGTGCGTATCATTGCTTCTGTAATAGCTGAAAGAACCGGTTCGATAGTACGATTCCAATAGTTCAACATAGCTTTCTCATCCGCCGTACCGTTCATCACTTCTTCGGTCAGACCAAGTTGGCCATAGAGCATCTGTGTTAGATACTCGATTTGAGCCATCATGTTGTTTTCGGCTGGCCGATTCAGCTGAGTGATCTTTTCGGTTCCATCTGTATAAGCGATACCGTACTGGCTACCTTTGAGTTGGAACTCGATGTCTTTTCGGCGCTGTTCTGCCTGTTCTCGGCGCGCCTCAGACTTGATCACATAGGGGAGCTGAATGATGATGTCAAGCTTTCCAGAAGCGGATTGCTCGTCGACAACATCCAACAAATTAAGCTTCTGCAACAAACGCTGAAGAGTCGAATTCGGTTCGTTCATCACCGAATACAACGGATTCTCAACAATGGCTACTGCAGTTTTGTGTAAAGTAATCTCTTCTCGTTGCGCCGACTCTTCGTTGTACACACTTATTCGAACATGCTGAGGAAACCACTGGGTGATCTCTCCAACGCGTAGCGTGAGAATGTCGTACCCGCCAGAAGTCTCTGGACTAATAGTCGTATCCACCGGAACTAGCGCAGCGACACCTCTGTCGAACAACGTCAGAGCAATATCTTGTCGGAATGCGCGAGCAGCTTGGTCGATATTGGCTTCTACAGTCAAACAGTTATTGAGACCGCTGTCAATATCTTCTTTATACCTCTTTTCGTCGTCTAGTCTTACATGACGCATGTCTATGGAAGCAACGTCAATGCTAAGACGAGTATAAATCGAGGAGACCAGGGAGCGCTCATTGGGGATTCTAAATCTTAGGCGATCAGGACGCCGACCAGCATTGCCTGTGCCGTAATATCCGTAAGGGCGAGCTTTGTTCACGTTTGTAGTAAAGACGTTCCACGCATGCCTTAGTGCCGTACCAACTCGCGTTGCCATCCCACCTCCTTCCCTACTCAAACGCATCCTTGTTAAGCTTGAAAGCAACCCATGCATCCATCAGGGCTGCAACATTGTCGATCTTTTCTTCTTGACGCTTCTTCAAAAGCTTACGATTGCCGTTGGTATCTTCCAATGTTATGGCGTTACCCATCGCAAAAGACATGAGACCTTGGTCAAAGATTAGGAGTCGTTCTTCCGCCATGATCTTGATCTCGCCCAAAGGAACCGATTCGGTCTTAGCTCCTTGGATGACCTTCTCGATACCAAACGGACCGTTCTCTCCTTCCCAACGAGCTACTAACTCCTTGGCATTGTATGGATCGTAGCCAAGCGCTCGAACGTCGTATTCGGAAGTTAGAATGAACCGATCGAGATCGTCGTAAACTTCCATCATGTCAAGAATGTTACCGGGCATTACATGAAGGCTTCCTTCATTGACGAACTCCTCGTACTTGTGTCGCATTGCTCCAGGAAGCCGCGTCATCGTGAGCTCGGTAATGTAACTGCGCGTCTTTACACCGTACTGTTCACGGCCCAATGGAAAGAGGAAGGTGAATGCGCAGAAGTCATCTCCCTGAGAAAGATCCGCCCCGAGTGCACATGCCATTTGCCAGAACTCGCGCGCGCGATGGGGGAGGGTTTCTTCATACGTGAAGAAGTACGTGTAGCCCTCCATCGGAATACCAAACCGCTTTGCGAGGATGTCATTTCGTGAGGCTGGAGCTTTCTCAGCCCGTTCAACATCAAGCTGATAAGTTTCATACGAAACCGTCGCTCCTAGATTCGGATTCGCCTTGACCCACATCGCAGGATCTGCCACTTCTTCGATCTCGTCTAATTTGTAATGCCAGATCGAAACATGCGGAGCAAGGTACTCGCCCTTAAGGATGTCCATAAGCTCCATTTTGATAGTGTCACCTGAACCGGCTCGGACAGTTCCTTCTGAGCTGATAGCCACGATCAGATAGTCCTCCAGCTTGGAGGCTCCCTGCTCAACCGCACCTACAACATCCTCTCGAAGGTCACCGGATAGCCATTCATCAATTGTAGAGATCTTAGGACGCAATCCCTGCAACTTGTTAATGGCCATCGGGCGAATCTCGAGTATCGATCCAGTAAGGAAGTTCTCGATTCCCTTCTTGGTCGAGGCGAGCTTCACCCGATTTGCTTTAGAGCCCGTTGTGTTTTGAAGAGACCCTTCGGTGAGGAACTTGAACAGAGGCCCGCGTGCACGCGTGATGGAGGTACGGAATGGTGAGAGCACCTCCTCGGCCTGCTTCATTGTTGGAGCCGTGTTGATCTGATGCGTGGTCGACGTATCGACATTTAGGAAAAAGCTGTGAATCAAAAAGGCGTACATCGATTTGGCTGCTCCACGCGCAACGATTAGATACTGCTTTAGAGTCAGCCTTTTACGAATGACTCGTTTCTCGTAGTGACCCCCATGGTTGTCCTTGGTTGGCACGTAGACACTTCGCTCGACAAAGTAGTACCAACCAAAGATCTGTTCGGCCCAGAGCTTGAATGATTCAAGAAGATGAAGATCTGAACCATCCGTTAAAGTTAATTCTCCCTCGCAGTAACGGATGAATCCCTCGACAGATTCGTCATCGTAAAACATGTTAGGATTGGCGATGAGCGCATCAATCCGATTCATCTCCATGGAGATTTCGCGGTTTACAGGTATCCGACCTTGTAGTACCGCTTCCCGAAATTGGCCGTAGTAGATCGGCACCGCAGTATTTGACAAGCCCATGCTATCTCCTAAGCTGCTGCCGCTAGAAGTCCCGCTTTCACGAATCCTCTACGTACTTGTCTTGTTGCGGCTTCTTGAGCAACTCCGTTAACTGCGTTCTTACCCGTCTGACCAAGAATTGTAAGAGCGGCTTTCTTAGCTGGATTCGCTTCGTTGTAATTGAGCCGCTTGACTTGAGCTTCCATGTTCAGACGTTTCGTATACGCTTCCAAATCCTTGTTCGAAAGAGCTTTCGCTCCACTCTTCTTGCCGATCTGTCCGATCGTACGAGCACGAACGGCGTCTGGGTGAGCTGGATGTCCTTCGCCACCAGAAGTTTTTAGCTTCTTTCGATTATCTCGAACTATTACTTCCTGTGGACCAACCGTAGCCTTTCGTCGAAGGCCCCATTTCATCCCTTTAACGCCGTGATGCTCGAGAATTACATCTTTAAGGGACATCTTGCCCCCTATTCCGTCACTGGTTCTTCGGTCTTCTCTTCCTTCGGCTTTGCTTTTGCCTTTGCCTTCGGCTTCGGTGCATCTTCGATCTCATGGCCAAGCCGTTCTGACCTGGCCTGACGAGCCTCGACTGCGCTTTCTGATGGATCTCGTCCGAATCGCTGCTGTCTAGCTACACGAGCTTCTTCTCGCTCACTGTCCTTACGTTTCTGGGCCTCCAATGAGCTTTCTCTGTCCACCGCTCACCTCCACAATAGATCCTTGGAAGACATCTTCGATGTAGTAGTCTACGGGGTCGGGATCCTCGTAATGTGTGTGCTCCCGCTGCACATTTAGGCGCCATTCCAGCTCCTCGATCTGCTTTTGCGTCGCATCAATTAGATATGACGTTGTTGGAGGATCGAAGAGCTGCTTCGTCTTGAGAAAAACGTACGATCGAACCGAATTGTAGTTCACATTGTCGTCGATCGGATCAAAATCAGTCCAAAGCGCAGAGGCATCCTCAATCATAAAACCGTCGGCTGGTCCAACGCCCAGCTGGGTGAGAGTAGAGAATGCTGTGTTAATATGCGTAATAATATCTAGATCAAATACAGTGTAATCTTCGGCAATTCCCAGGATCTTCTTAGTGCTAGTAAGAATACTCTGTTCCATCTACTTCACCC